CTCCCAATGGGACGTAAGCCTAGATGGCAAACGTCTTATCCTATACCCGGCCACACCCCCACGAGGGGTCACACCGAGAGAAGGATAGCCAAGTGTACAGCTCGCAAGCTGCACTGCAGGTTTCCAATAATGCCAGGGTAGCGTTATTGGTATAGGTACGTACGCAAATACCCCGTCTACTGAGGGTCCAGTTCCGTCGTCGAGGAGGATACCCCCTTTTCGACCGTTACTGGACCACCTCTTACGTGGACGGATTGCTGTATGAGCCCATTCGGATTCCCGGTCATGAATGACCGAGTCCCCGAGATGCTCAGGACCTCTACACCTGCGGATGTCACTCGGTATACAGTCCAGAACGCGAAGCCAAGCACGGCGAACAAGATCCCAACGAGGACCAAGCTCACCGTTTGCATAAGCCACACGCCTGAGGCCGTTAGCCAGAGCGATCCATTCTTGTGGTTCATCAGGTAATTCCTTCAAGTAGTGAGCCCTCACGGGTACACCATCGAAGTAATCACCCCCACAAGACTCTCTAAACGGGCCTTCCCAGAAGGTTTTCCGTTCGTTCGGCTCAAAACCGAACAATTCGAGAGCTGCGAGCACTGATTTACAGTGCTCGACCGGTACTATGAGGTCGTCCCCATAGCACGTAACAAGATCCGGGTCACCCCCTTCACCAGCTACCACTCGACGAGCTAACGTCGCAAATATAAGCGTCTCAAGTTCAAAAGTGAAGCCATTCCCCATTGAGGAGAATTTTTCCAAATAAACCCATCGCCCATCTATCCGCGTATGCGTGGCTCTTAGAGAGTTGAGCAATTCAAGCCAGTCCCCTCGCAAGACAAGGGCTGGCAGTGCCCGACACAAGGTGTCGGACGCGTTGCTCATATCGATCGTAGCGAGTTCGCCCGTTACACTAGAATCTCTTGCGAGTTCCCGGTGCTTCTGCTGACCCTCCTTAAGATCGATTCCCAGTTTCGACAATATACGTCGCTTCATGTGCGCACCAACATCAAGTTGATACGTTACATTTATGGACGGTTCCTTGCAACACCCTCGACGTTTTTCAGCGTCTTTGGGTACAGTAAAGAATTTATTGCCGCGGACTGTTAAGGGATCAGACTGCCAGGGGCGCTCTTCACAGAGGGCCTTGGACCAAAGTGTGTCACCCCAATGAGGGATTAGACACCTGGCTCCGGCAGTGATCGTTGGAGTACTGGACATTTTGTCCGGTGTTGTTATTAAGACACCAGAATCACCAAACGTGGCACCCCCCGAAAACCGAGGAGTTAGGTGGTCCGGTAGGTTTCCCAAAACCCAACTGACTTCTTTCCGCCATTCGATGATGAAATCGAAGACGCGCTCATCGTTTCGGTCCTCAAAAAGGGGTCCGTCTAAACGAAAGCGATCCAGTCGGCGATTGGTAGTGTGACATCTACTTTCGCAGTCGTAAAATGTCTTCACAGCTACCGCCTCTTTGTCTACTTCGGTTGTGATTTCGCACTTCCGAAGGAGCTCTGTTACCAGAGCATCCTTCCAATAGCTTTCGCTATCGGGGTAGTCTTGAGGCCTAACGCGCAGCTTAAGTAGCTGCGTCCACTCACCACTTTCAGCCATTAGCTTCACAGCTAAGGCCCGTGGCGTGGCTACGTCCGAGCAAAGCGCTTGGACGACACGAAGCAAACGATGCTCCATGTTGACTCCTTTCCGTGAGTTTTGAAGCTCTGTTAGGCCACTGATTAGGTGGCAGGAACAGCGTCGCGCACCACAGCCCTCACAATGGCATCAGCCATCATGTTGGTTGCGAATGCGACAGCGTCGTTCTTGAGAGCTTCCGGAAAGTCGTCCGGCACAGTCACATCGACGTTGAGGTCGAAGGACGAACCCACCTTCGTCAAGCCCGTAACCGTGTCCGTGTAGGACGACGGGATTTGGAGCTTGATTTGGGCCTTCCGTGCACGGTTGCCGTTCTGACGAGCGGCGATCGCGATACGAGGGAAGATGGTCGAGATAGTGCCTTCTTTCAATCGCCAGTTGGCGAAAGAGCCATCACCAGCCGCAGGGCTGATGAGGGTGAAGGTTTTTGCGACCGGGGTACCGGCACCGTTGTTGATGACGATGTCTGCTGCTTGAGGCATGGTAGTGTTTTCCTAAAAGTAAGGAGAGCCGATTAAGACTCGAAGTTGCGGTTAAACAAGCCGAATGATATTGTTGATGGTCTTGAACTTTTGAACAACTAAGGAGCTCGCGATTAAGCAAAGCTCCCAGTTGAGTTCAGGGATTCTCAACTCCAACGTTGGCTTGAGTGGCGTACCCAGCGTACGGCGTTTGTAATAGATGTTTGTCGACGAAGTCGTCAAACCGCTACCACTAGGCTTATTGCTGAGTGCGTAGTCGTGCATTAGCTTGCACGTTCTTGTCACAGACATGTCCGTCACGTTAAGGCCCACTGTATCCGTAAACGAATTCAGTATCGAGTTAACATTTAGAAACATATTTACGACAAACGACCATGGGATAATGTCCCACACGACCGTCGCTGGGTTGATGAGACCCAGTCGGTTGAGGAGCCAGATATTGGGATTGGCTATCTGCACCTTCGTCGAGTACGACGTCCGAGCCTGACCTACATACGTTTCCGTATGATAATAGTAAGGATTAGACGTTGACCCAGCGTTGATGTTAACATAGCCGCGCCCAACACCGCCGACCCACTCAGGGGGCTGGCCGTCTTTGCAGACGGTAAACAGCGCAGCGTGAATATCCGCGAAAAGCGGACGCCAACCAAATTCTGTTTCCAGAACTTGGTTAGCCAATGGTTCACGTTCCCTCTTAAGTCGTTTAACAGCGTTAGGATTCTTTTCCAAGTATCCAATACTGCTATCCAACGTGCGCCGTAGCGAATTGGTCCTCGAGATTATCATGTCCCGGGACTGATGCCAACTCGCCGCCGTAACGCCCAATGAGGCGCTACCCTTGAAAAGCTTGCCTCTCCAACGGTTATAAGCAATGTTATCAAGATTGCTAAAGGAGAAGCCGCCAATACCACCGTTACGCCCATCAGGGGGTTTGGACATGCCAGACCCCAAATCCCACTTGGCATTTATCAAGCGCATCTTATCGATGCTAGCTCGATTACTGCGCAATCGTAACTTTCCATTCACTTTCGGTGAATTGTCAGTATCGATCGAAACAGTCGATAGTACTTTAAGAGTACCGTCAGGCCAAGTAGAATTCTGTTGAGCATTTCGGATGGTCACTTTCAAGGTCCTAGGTTACCAACCCTAGGAAAATAGGTACATCGGTGCTGAAGAAGCACTCAATCAGGTAGATTGAGACATCCACATTGCGTGGAGCCGATGCCGCAGTAAGGGGGTTGCAAAATCCCTACTGACGGAGAGAGACAGATGGCCGAAACTTTCTTTAAACTACCAAGCCATAAGACGCGGGTTATACCGCATCTGTCCGGCATACTCCTCACTCGTGCAAGCTACCACAACAAGGATTTTACCCGTGTTGAGATTGGCATACACAAAGGAAGCATTCCCAGGTTCGGCCCAAAGGCCCTTCCCAGAAGCTTGGATAGTCCACTCAGAAAATTCCGACAGCACACGCTCTTCAGCAGGTGTACGCATGGACTCCGAGGATTCCATGAATTCTTCGAGGAGAACGAATATCTCGCGATATTCGATCCCACGAGGATCCCAGTTATCTTCCCAATTAAGGGTGGACAAACGGGGCACCGAAAAC